AACCTTCTAACATAACTTTAACGAAATACGCCATAGATAAGATAACAAACCCGATAGCGGCTCCGACCGCAAGAATACCAGCCACTATAGTTCCCGCAGAAACGCCCAACGCGGAAAGGCCCGGTGCGGCTTTGGTTCCCGCAACTCCAATTCTTTTAATTGCATTTGCAACTGTTTTACTGGTTGTGGCAATTGTTTTGCCAAATATTTTACCGAATACTTTTATTTTAACGGCTGTTCCAATCATATTATACAAAGCACCACCCAAAGACATAACTGCGCCAGTAAATAAAATCGTATAGGGGTTTAAGTCTTTTAAACCAACTAAAAACTCTGCGAAACCTTGGGCTATTTTTTTAATTGTAGGAACCAAAGGTTTAATATTAATAGCAAATTCTTGCATAATAATTTTTAGTTCATCTGTTACGGATAATGCGGCTTTCATGCGTTTGTTGGCTTCCTCTTGTTTAGCAGCCTGATCAGCCAAGTCGCGTTTGGATTGTCTATATACGCCCAAGCTTTGTCCAAATATTTTATTTGCCTTGGCCATATCTTTAATTCCAACCTGTGCTGCAATTGCCTGTTGAGTAAATTTATCCAAATTCTTAAACGCAACACCAGTGCTTTGCATGCCTTTTATTAAATGCTCAATTCTTTCATCATGATCCATCATCATCATGTTTACACCGGAAAAACTTGTTCCCATGATTGCATTCATCTTTGCAGCCGTTTGCGCTGATGAAGAAAATGTATCAAATTTATCTGCTATGCCAAGTAAATCGTCAACTTCAACACCAGCGTTTCTTGCCATGGCTGCTATGTTTTTGAATATTTCAACTGACTTTGTGCCATAAACAGCCAAAGTGCCAAGAGCCTTGTTAAAGCCTTTTATCATTTGAGAACTAGACATTCCAATTGTTTTACCTAAAAGGGCCAACCTTTGAGTTATCTCTGCTGCTTGGGTTTCCGATTCTCCAAAAGCTTTATTTAAATCTGTTATCATTTTAACTGATTCGTCAGTTGCAACACCTAATTTTTCTAAACCAACAACCGTTTGAGTTAATATTGTTTGAGTATTTGATCCCAAAGTATTAAATTGTGAAAGACCTAGCCGCAATGAGGTGATACCCTTCTGAGCATCTTCCGCTGATACTCCAAACTTTCTCATATCTTCATTAGTATCTGCTATTAATTCATCAAATTCGCGTCCAAAACCTGTTGTTTTTGCAAATGCAGCACCTGCTTTATCAACGGCAAAAGCCATTGCTATAGTTTGTTCTACGACTTTTGTTATGATTGAGATACCAATATTTAAAGGATTTATGACCTCTGTGAAGCCTTTGGCGAGACCCGCAAGGCCACCTTCTTCACCGGCATAGGACGCAAAAGATCCCAAGGTTTTAGCAAATTTGTTTCCTTTTTTAGATAAAAGACCCAATTTTGTGGCAGCATCTTCAAAAAATGGCTTTGATTCTTTTAGTGCCTTTTTGTACGCTGGGCCAAGTTTATCAATTTCATCAACGTATCCTTGGGCAGCTTCTGCTTGGGCAATCATTGCATCGACATCTAAGCCAGCAGCTTCAATTTTTTGTATTGTGGCCTCAGTTAAATTTTCAGTGCTCTCGAAAGCATCGCCAGTTATTTCTTGAAACTGTCTTAGGACATCGCGATTCGCTTCATAAGCTGCCAAAGAGTCGCCAAATATTTCATTAAGGCGTCCTTCAGCAGCACTCAAGGATATTGTTGCAGCCGTAACTTCTTCCATAGCATCAGCGGCTTCTTTTGCAGCCTTGAAAAGCTCTTTCATTTTTTTTGTATACTCAGCCTTAGTAATCGTACCTTCTTGCTGTGCTTTATTAAGCTTTTCTACTTCATCAAAAGTGGGATTTTTCGCCATTCATTAACCCTCGTCTTTGAAGGGCCACAACAATCCGGTTGTGCTTTCAAAGTTTTGTACTGCTGTGTTTAGTATTTCACGGGCTTTTACTGTTTGCAGATGTTCTTTCCCATATTGAGAATATGCATCAAGATATTCTTTCTCGGCAACGATTGCTTGAGCGTATGCTTTAACATCTTTTTGTTTTCCACGAATAATAAACTCAGGACCCTTGGCTTCTTCATTTACATTAGCAACCACTTGAACATCATCACCATACATCATTTTTAAAAGAGACTTGGACCAAGATCCTAACATCTCCATCCACGTTTCTTTAAGAAGTTTTCTCTCTGACAAATCAATTACTAACATATAAAGTTCTCCCCAATTACAAATAAATAGTTTTAATAAAAAAATGCCCATCAGGGCATCTTATCTTCTGCGACTAATTTTATCAAATTCTTTCTTTTCTTCTTTAAAGTGCCTTTCTAGTCTCTTAAGGAACCATAATCTTAAACCAACTGGTAGATTATAGACCTCAATAAATGACCAACCACCGTGATGTTTTAAAAGAAAAAACTGTTCGTATATGGCTTCAACATATTTATCTGTCAGGCCAAAAAAAGTCTGCCCCGAAGGGCACCTCCAATTCTTGCTCAAAGCCGCATGCGGTACAAGAATAATCATCGATGATTTTTACGTCTGGGTTTACCATTTTATAACAAGTTCTAATAAATCTAGAGTCTTTTGTTGGCAAATTATCAACAAAAGAGTTAATAACAGTGGGGTCTGTGTGTCCCTCTACGGACACTATCATTCTTTTATATTGATCTGTTAAAAGATTGTCCTCTAGTTTGCCTTTTGCTTTGTTTGAGGCCAATTTTGTAAGATAAATCTCATCCTTACCTTTGAGTAATTTAAAAACAACTTCAAACTTACTTAATGGCATTACTGTTTTAAAGTTCCCGGTCTCTGTTAAAGAAAGGTTTAAATTTTCATCTATTGAAGACTCATGAACCCTCTTCTTGTTTAGATCAAAATTAAATTCACCTGTTGTCTCACAAGCAGGACAAGTAACACTAGTGGTATAATCTGCGCCATAGCCAGATATCCTAGCTGCTATAATGATAGCGTTTCTATCTCCGACCAAAAGCGATGATGCTTTAACATTTTTATTAACAATAATATTATCTAAAAATCTTTCAATTGCAACACCTTTTTTTAATAATGTTTTTGAAGTCAATATATCTTCATCTTTTGCGGTCATATACCTAATTTCAATTGTGTCTTGACCATGCATCGGATGACTAGTGTCATAGCCAAATCCCTTTGAAGGTAGGTCAACAAACTCTGTTGGTGCCACAAAATGCAATGGACTTCTTTTCTCAGTTGTCTCTGTGGTTGGCGCATCGGCTGACGGTGCAGCACCCATGCGATCTATATTGTTTCTACTCAAATTTCACCTCTTTTTTTATTTGTCAATTGTTGCGTAATCATATGCAACAGTTATTTCTATTGAAACTAATTCATCACTACTATAATCTAGCTCACCGTAGTTTACTGATCTAATAAAAGAATTTACCAATGTCCATTTTCTAAATGTTTGCCCTTTGTCGTTTAATTGCTCAATAACAAAGTTTTGCTGCTTTGCTAGTTGAGTATCTTTTGAAATTGGCTTTCTTCTACCAGTATCAGGCTCTGTAAGTCTGTTTGGGAGTTTTCTTCCTTTTTTAGCGGCCCTTTCTTTATCTTTTTTAAGCTTTAGTCGTTTTTCTCTTGCTTCTTTAGTGGCTCTCGCTAAAGCCTCCCTTTCAGTTTCACCCTCTTGTTGGGTGACTTCACCAGCGGGGGGCAATGGGTTTGCTTTTCTAAATTGAACTGCGAGTTCTGCTTCTGGGCTATTTGTTTTTTTGATTCCCTCGACATATCCAAATTGACGATCATATGTAAATTTATGAAAATCTAAAACCTTTTGCAAAGCAGCATAGGATCCAGTTTTACCACCTATATCAACAATATTTATCGTAACGTCATTCCAAGTTGCAACACCGGGAATTTTAAACTTTTGATTAAGCAATAAATACTCACCGGATTCAATATCGAAAGACGGCAAAGAAGCATTATTGGCATACCACCAAGTATCTTGACCGGTGCCAATTTTAAACCTAAATGCTCTTGCTGGGTTAGACTTGTGACTACTATAAAATTCTGCGCCCATTAACACTCCTTAGAATTATGTCACTGCGTTAAATTTAGGTTGCGGAGAGCCGCCATTGGCTGTCGAGCAAGTTGCCCAATCATAACGAAGAGTCAATTCAACCTGTTTTAAGTCATCACTGCTGTAGTCTAGTTCTCCAAATTTTGCGGATTTAATAAATGGGTTTTTCAATTCCCAAGTTT